AGCCAGCGCCATGCGGTCATCGAATGCCTGGCCGTACTCTTTGCGTAGCTCGCTTTCTACTTGCTCGACACGCGCCTGGGCTTCTACACCCATGCTTTCTGCATCAGCAAACTGCATTTCGTTGTACGCATCGAGCATCATCTGCGCTTGCTGTGGGTTCATCCCAGCCTTGTGCGCGGTTTCCTTGAACCATGACACCATGCCATCGTCCATCTCTGCGCCTTCAGGAATGTTGTTGTAGGCGAGTTCATACCCATCGGGTGACTCTGGGCGGCCTAGCTTGGAATAGACTTCACCCCATTCGTCTGCGGTAGCGCTCTTGCCAGGCAAGGCTACCTTATCAGCGCCAACCATCTGCTGTGCATGGACATAGCTTTTAGCCAGTGCGCCGATATCGTTAATGTGTTCGAGACTTGAGTGTCCTCGTATCTCTTCGGGAATGCTAGATTTCCAGTCTTCAACAGACTGAGCTACCTCTGGTGCATCGACTGCCTCAGAGACTACAGCTACCTGTTCTTCACTCATTGATCTGATCCTTTAGTTTTTGATCCCAATCTGCCAGCATGTTTTTGAGAAACAGTACTACCGTGCGCTGGCCTTCACGATAGGCTGTCTCCGTCGGATCGGACGAAAATGTGGATGTGGTTAGATGAAACCGAGACTCTAGGTGCTCTAATGCTTTTTGCCCGTCTTCAGTTTCAAATGTTCTTTTGTATACGCCCTTGATTTCATCAGGTGTCATTGACCCTCCAATGCTCTATAGGCAGGTGCGGCTTGTCCTGCGGCCTCCATTAACTGCACGGCTTGCTGCTGTTCAGCTGCCGCTTCCTCTGCTTCTTGTCGGTTTTGTCGTATTTCAGCTACCTGGTCATTGCCACGGATTGTCGATGCAGGAACGCCCAATACCTTAAGCAGGTACTTAGACATGCCATCAATGTCAATGTAGTCCATAGCAGCTTGGTCAATCTGCGATAGCGGCATGAATAGCTCGATCATGCGTAGCGCCGATTGGATATCACCGGACCGTTGTGCTTTAGCCAGCGGTGATACGTATTCGATTTCGATATCCGAGTCGCGCATAAAGTCAGGCGCAGGGTTAAACGCCTTGGCTCGCACCATCAGGTTATACACGCGGCCAATCATGGGTTGCAGTAGTTCAGCCTGTAAGCGTCCAAGAACTGGACCGAGCAAGCGCATCTTCTCTTCAGTACGCTGCACGACTTCGGTCGCTGTCATCTGTGGACCCTGGCTCATAATAAGCTGGTCAACGTAGAAAGCAGACTCGATAGAGCGACGACGCTGCTCCTCCATATTGAGGCCCAATGGATTGTTAGCCCCTATATTTAGTGGTTCAAGACGGTCGCGGGTACCAGATCTGTAAAAGTTAAGGCCACCAGGTACAGTACGGATGGGTAGCATAAACCCATCGTCAGGCACCATCAGCGGTGGATCGACCTGCTTCTGCGCTGCACGAATGGTTACTTCTGACATCTTGTTAAGCATTTTGATATCAGGGAGCGCTGTCATTGCCGGTGATCGGCCATAGCCAATCTCAAAGCTGGCCTTTAGGAAGCGCGGTGCGACGTAAGGAAACTCTTCAAAACCAGACTCACTGAGAACAGTACGGCTGCCGGGGTCGAGATAGACCGAGGCAAACGGCATATTCTTGTTGTCTTTGCGAGTGGTATTGCGCTCATCGCGTGGGTATACCGCATGGATCAACGTGATTTCTTGGTACGGATCTTTCTTAGCGGCATTGATAATCTTGTTGTCTACAATCTCTTCGCCAAAGCGCTGGATGATTGCCCTGGCTGGCATCTTAAACTGACGGAATACGGTATCGACGCGGCCCTTGTCATCTTCTGACAGATAGACTTCAGCGCAGTGTTTGGTAGAGAAACGGACCTGCGAGTCTGGATCTGACTCGATAAACATAACGCCGGTGCCAAAGCAGATAAGATCGGAATACAGCTCATGGATCTGCTCTTGGAAGTTAGAGCGGTTGAACGCCAGGTACATATCGTCCTCGACGGACTCTAACCATTCCTTGGCTTCATCGTTTTCATCAAGCTCTTTGTTTCGAAATCTTAGGGAAAACCAGCGGGTAGCTGCATTAGTCAACATGCCGTGCAAACTAGCCGCCATGAGTTCTGCTGCATGGATAGCAGTAGAGTCAAAGATTAGCTCAGTGCGCTTATCGCCATCTGTTCGCTTCTTAGTGATATCTGCCTTGCGGGGAATCACATAGTCTGCGATTTCCTGCCAGTGACTCTCCCAAACCTGCCGTTGTGTAGACAGACTTTGGAAGCGCCTCATCAAATCAGCGCCTAATTCATCGGCCATGTTTTTCCCCTAATGTTCTACGTGGAACAGCTAGCTGCCCAATAATGTCTTTCGTTGTACGCTCGCCTGCCCTGTTAAACCCATCGGGCTAGTAGCAACACCACGAGCACGTCTTCGCCGGTAAAGCTCGCGGGTTGCCTCTTCCTGGTTCTCGGTTGCACCACTAAGCGCTGCGAGTGGTCGAATAGCCTGGCGATCAACTGCACCAGCGGGCTGTGTTTGTTCTTGCACGATCTTTGGCGTACCCGTTATAGCTTTTGCAAGATTGCTAGTTTCCCGCTGAAGAATATCTTTTTGGGCTTTTAGTCCAATAGTGCGATCAAACTTCTCACCCGCCTTGCGGATTGCCTTGCCTACTTTTTTGACTGGCTTGCTCATATCATCCCCATTTGTGCGGTAGGTCCAGTACCGCGCCATCATCTGTCATGTAGCCGCCCATCCTAAGCAGCATTTCAGTTTGCGAGTTTTCCACAAGGATGCGATCAACGCCAGATACCCAAGCTACGCTAAACAACGCATTCATTAGCCGCCTGCTAAAGAATCGCCGCTGGTAATCAGGTAAAATTAGCGTATGCGCTGTCCATGTCGATTCATCGCCCTCTACCGCATAACACCAAAAGAAACCCGCAATTTGGTCCTTGACTTCGCATGTTACAACAAAAGCGTAGTCAATGATTCGTCTGTGCTCTTCCCGATACGGATAGTCATACCTCTCCATGTAATCAAGAAGTACATCTTGAGACAGCTTAGCGTCATGTATTCTTGGGCGTATCACCGGCGCCTAGCTTCTTTCGCTTGGTTTCGGAATCGAGTAATCCCCGTGGGCCAGTCAGAATAGTTTGCTGTCTGCCAACACGCCGAGGATCAAATAGCTTCTTCTTTAGCCTTTCTTGCTCCCCTTCGTAAATCGGCTCGATCGGAACCATAGGAGGCGGGGGCGGAGCTGCCGGTACTTTAATCTTAGGTCTACCCATTCTTAAATCCTCGCTGAGAAAGGGTTATATGATGAATCTGCAATCGCTTGCGGTGGTCTGCCATCATGCAACGTATTGTCTTTGATGCCAACCGCTAGGTAGCGGAACGCATCGGCAGCGTGGCTAGACCAGTCATGCACAGGCGTTGCACGGAAACTTCTGGACTTCTCATTGTACGCACGATGGTACTGACGTAAGCACTCTAGCCCCGCTTGGCAGGTGTCTCGGTCGAATAGGCATCGCGGGATAAGCATTTGCGCGGCATGTATGCCGTCCTCCAATGGGAGCTTTGGAATTACTCGGAAGTTAATGCCGAGGTCAAAGGAAACTTCGCGTCGTGATTTGCCACTACCCAACTCCCTAACCTCGATATCATGCGGCGCATTATGTGTGCCATAGAGATAACCCTTGGCTTGCAGGACTTCAGCATAATGCGGCAATCCCTCATTTCTATTCTCGTAGAAATCAATGACGTGTACCGCACGTCCTACGCTTTGGGTAAACCAGATAGCCGTACTATCCCCTACACCCAAATCCCACCACGTATCTACTCGGGTAGCCGGGTCATGGGGAACCTCAGTGATGCGCCCCTTTTCGTGGAGTGCCTGTAGCTCTTTTCCGTAAATGGCCCCTGGCACATTCGCAACCCAAGAGCACTCAAACTCCTGCTCAAACTGATCGGGAGACATCATGGCCTTAGCAGCCTCTAGCTCTTCTTCATCGAGAATGCCTGTCTCGCTAGCTTTATAGACTTGAGTAAACCAATCCTTCTGACCGCTAGCAGCGTCATACAACTCATAAAACGCATTGTGACCACGGGGTGTACCAATGAATAATGCCCAGCCCTTTCGGTCGGATAGGGCGGGACGAATGATCTCTGGAAAGAGCGACTCAGGCATATCTGCCATCTCGTCGAGTACAGCACCATCAAGATAGATACCCCGCAAGCTATCAGGATTTTCAGATCCTAATAACTGTATCCTGGCACCATTCGGCAGATCAGCCCGCAATTCTGTCTCATGGAAGCGCACCATCGGTATGGCACTAGCGAACTGCTTTAGGTAATCCCATGCCACAGCTTTTGCTTGGCGATAGGTAGGCGCTATGTAAGCAAAGCGCGGGTTGGTCTTGTCGGACAGAATGGCATCTCTCAGCAGGTGATTAATCGCCATAACGGTTTTACCGAAACGACGATGGCATACCACGACACCCCAGCGATGAGTTTGCAGTTGGTTATGCAAGTCAGCCTGTAGCTTTCTTGGCTTATAGGGGATGTATATCTCAGTCATCGTTTAAAAGATTGACTGTCGTCAGGCATCAAATGCCCAACAAACACCGTGTGAGCCTTCTTAAATTCAGATAACAAGTCTTCGAGTGCCAGCAGGTCTATGCGCTCGCCATGAGCTTGTGATCGTTCCATAGACTGCCATTGAGTTAACGCCCTGGATTGCGCCGCCATTAACTTTTCGTATTGGT